CTACAAGGCTGGTGATAACGCTTTATACATTAACGGTAGTCAAATAGCCACATCGACAAGCACAACTATTCCAACATCATTAAATGATTTTTATTTAGGAAATTCTTTAGGAGCGGAACAAAGCGGTTCATACAACGCGTCTGCACTTTACACAACAAGATTAACAGACCAAGAACTACAAACATTAACAACAATATAATTATGATTAAAATAGCTAAATACGAATTTCTTGACCAAGAACAAGCAGAAACTAAAATAAACGATTTAGGAACTGCAACAGATGAAAACGGTAACGAATACCCAACGCACAAACATACAATAGTGCAATTAGGTAATATAGTTCTACAACAAGGTACATACGATGAGGACGGTAATGAATTAACCGCTCCCGTATTATCTGACAAATGGCACGTAGATGTTTTATTTAATGGTTTAGATGACCATCCGCAAGGCTGGGAGTCTTATGCTATTGATTCAAGTGGCGATGGTGTACACTCATTTTTAGGCTTAAGCTACAACGCTCATAAATTTTAAGAATGCTCGACTTAATATCCTCACACATTGACGCATTAATAACCGCTATAATTGGGGGGGTATCTGGGTGGTTCTTTACACGTAAGCAGCAAGACGCTAACGTTAAAGTAACGCAAGGAGACGCTCTACACGGTATGCAGTTAGCTTATGACAAGCTGGTAGAGGATATGAACGCAAAATTTGATGAGCTAAAGCAAGACAACGTAGAACTAAAAAACCAAGTAAGCAAGCTGCATAGAGAGAACTTAGAACTTAAAAAGCTAATAAGAACCCTACAAACTAATGAATTACGAAATTAACATAGCATCGCATTATCCTCACGATAGATTCGCTTTAGGCTGGGAGTACATAGCACCAGATAAGAATTGCAGCTATCATACTTTTACCTTATACTTACTAATATTTACAATTAACTTTAATTATGAGACCGATTAACAAAGTAATAATTCATTGCTCTGCTACTCCTGAGGGTAGAGACGTAAAGACTAAGGAGATTAAGAAGTGGCATTTAAGCAACGGCTGGGCAGATATAGGCTATCATTATGTAATTGAGCTTGACGGTAAAGTAGTCGAAGGTAGACCAGTAGAGCTAGTAGGTGCTCATTGCGTAGGGCAAAACAAGTTTAGTATCGGTGTTTGCTATGTAGGTGGTATGAATAAGTCTATGAGCAAGCCAAAGGACACTAGAACAGAAGAACAAAAGGAGAGCATTATTAAGCTAATAAAAAAGCTGAGAGGTAGTTACGGAGATTTGACGATACACGGTCATAACGAGTATTCTAGTAAGGCTTGTCCATCTTTTGACGTATCGAATGAAGGGTATTAGACCTAGACTATCTGAGCAAGAGTATCAAATTATTAAAGACTACCGTAATAATTCAGAGAGTAGAATACTTGTAATAGGGGATACTCACTTTCCTTTTGACTTACCTACTTACTTAGATTTTTTAGTAGACACTTATCAAAAGTATAACTGCAATAGAGTTATACATATTGGAGACTGCGTAGACTTTCACGCTTTAAGTTATCACGAAACAGACGCTGACGGGTACTCAGCTGGAGACGAATTAAGACTAGCTAAAAGACACTTTAAAAGATACTACGATGTATTTCCTGATATGGATGTCATTTGGGGTAATCATTCGAGGATGGTTTCTAGAAAAGCTATGACTTCGGGCATTCCTAAAGAGTGGATTAAAGAGTTTGCAGAAGTTTTTGGAGTACCTAACTGGGAATACCACCACGAACTAGTAGTAGATGGTGTGCTTTATATTCACGGGGAAGGTGGAACTGCTAGAGGTAAATGTAAGAACGATTTACAATCGGTAGTACAAGGTCATTTACACACTCAGAGCTACTTAGAATTTGTAGTAGGTAGGAATAATAGAGTTTTTGGTATGCAAGTAGGGTGCGGAATAGACCACGAAAAATATGCTTTCGCTTATAGTAAGGCGGGTAAAAAGCCAGCTATTTCTTGCGGTGTAGTTATTAATGGTAAAGAGCCTATCGTAGTTCCTATGCTTATGGAGAATTATAAAGATAGTAAGTATCCTTTGCTTTAATTTTCACTCAGGTACTTTATAGCTTCTTTCAATATTTTAGGGTCATCAAAAAATAGACCTAATCCTAAATTACATTTATAGCATATTAGACCTCTCACCCTACCAGTAGAATGACAATGGTCAATAACTGGCTTAACTAGCCTAGAAAAAAACTTTTTACATATCGAGCAGCTATCGCTGCTCATAAGGTTTTCATATTCTTTACCGCTTACTCCATATCTTCTAAGAGCAGTAGTCTTTTTTATTTGTTCTATATTTTCTTTTTGGTATTTTTTCTTACATTGCTTACACCAAGAGGTTAATTTAGTAGCATTATTAGCGTCTAAGTGGTAATTTTTTACAGACTTAACTTTTTTACATTTACCGCAAGTTTTGAGACCTTTTGCTAAATCTTCTTTTACTTCTCTTTGCTTATCTGCTTTTAATCTCGAATAGCCTTTATGACATTGTCTGCACTGACTACGATACTTATTTGTATCTTTACGAAATTCAAAGAATTTTATTTCTTTAAATTCTCCGCATTTTGTACATTCTTTTTCTTTCATATTTATTCAGACTATCTAAGAGCTACAAATATAGCTAAAAAAGCAACACTCCAGCCATAAATAGCAGCCGTTCTATTCCTTTTAACCTTAACTACACTCTCTTCTCGCTCACTAAACAAAGCTCTATTAGTCGCTCTAAGGCTATTTACTTGCGTTTTAAGCGACTTTATATCCTTATCGGCACTATCTACTATTTGAGTGAGCAAACGTCTCTCTAACAAGCTTATTTCGCTTTGCTCCATTAAACTATCCTTTTGCAGTAGCTCCACGTAGATTTTATCCATCTGCGGGAGCGTAATAGTTACAAGTGTATCTCCGCTACTATCTATTAATACGTGCTGCGAATAGCTCGACCCGCTTATCAGTAGGCATAATGCGATAATCTTTAACTTTTTTTTCATAATATAATTTAATTGTATCCGATTTAATTTCTAGCTCTCTTATCTCTTTATAGATAGTGTCTGTATCCGTTAGTATTATAGGCTCTAATTCTACTGGCTGCGTAGGCTTGTCGCAAAATAGAAAGCAAGTATTTATTATAGTTGCTACTGCGAGAATAATTATTACGTTTATTTTAAATTTATTTGTCATCGTTTTTTTTCTTCTCTTCTAAGTACATTTTGTACGTCTTGTAGTGAAATATGAGCGATAATACTATGTAGACTATCGCTATTACTATTATCTCTTTTTCAATCATCTGACTTGCGGTTAGGTAATACTATTTTGTAGAATAGCCCATCTTCTCGAATTTCTCCATTTAATTCCTTTGCTAGTTTGGCTACATACTCCCTAGAGTAAGTGTCTTTATCGTAATTTAATCTCATACCCCTAAATACTTTACTACTGAATCGTGAAACTTCTTATCTGACTTGTACCATTCTATCAAATCTTCGTGTGCTTTTACTCCGTGTATTACCGAACTATGGTCGTATACCAGATAATTCTTACCTTCTCTTTTGATTTTACCGATTTCCTTTAGCGAGCAGTCGGTTAAGTGCTTTGATAGATAAAAATACATTTGTCTTATCTTAACGTTCTTGCGTTTACGGTTTACTTCTCCAGTAGCCCTATGCTTCCAAAACACGCTATCGAAGTCTCTGCGATGGCATTTTAATACTGCCTTTAGTATTTTATCTTTTGTTAGTGGTGTAGGCTCAGACTCACCTATAAGGCTCTTATCTACTTTTTGCATTTGCTCTAGTTTTTCAATTAAAGCAGCTCGTTTTTCTATTCTTTCTTTTATCTGTATCATTATTTTGTTATCTCGTTAATGTATTCTCTGGACTCTAAAACCACTTGCTGGAGTATGTATATATCCTCCTCATTATATTCTATCTCATATCGCTTAATGCGGTACTTACTATCTACTTCTGAGTAGTCTACGCTATCTTCATAGGTAATCTCCTCAGGTGTATTCATAAGCACGTAAACTAGCTCCGCTTTACGCTTACCCGTTAAGTGCATATAAACTTGCAACTGGTGGTAGTAATCCTTGTTAGGTATATCCTCCTCAAATAGCGGGAAAGTAAAGCAGTCCCAGCTAGATTTAATGTCTATTATTTTGTCCTCCAGTATCAAATCAGGCGTACCGCAAAAGTATTCGTCTTCGAAGTACTCCTCATTTTTCTTAGCAAATAACCAGCCTAAATTTTCGGCTGCATA